CCAGATCGCTGCTGGTCTGGATCGTCTGGGACAGCGCCGAGCGCAGGAAGTACGCCTTCGAGGACGGGAACGATGTCGCGGTCGCGGTGATGGACTGGTTCGGCCCTACCTGCCGGGTGATCGCGTCAGTGTTGTAGAGGTAGGTGTTGTCGTAGCCGAACTGCTGCCCCATCACGTACGGGATCTCAGTGCCGTCCGTGGCGTCCCCGAACGTGAGCACCGGGGCCATGTCGTAGATCCCCCACCGGGGCACGTAGACCAGGGCACCGGAGGGGGCGACGTAGGCGGTGGACTGGTCGTTGGTGACCACCTGGTTCACCGCCGAGGCCGCGGACTGGCCGCCCAGCTGGTACGCCGGGCCCTGGGTCACCCCGTCGGTGACGCCGTTGAAGTACACCTGCCCGCCGCGGGGCAGGCCCAGGTAGGTCCAGGCGAGGATCTGCGCGATCCGCTGCGAGGCGTCCACGCCTTCCTGCCCGCCGTTGCCGGTCGCGTAGTGGGAGACGAGACGCTGCTGGGATACCTGGTAGGGGTACAGGGCGACGCACTGCATCGTGTAGTTCCCGATCACCACCGACCGGGCCTGGTAGGCGTAGTTCGAGCACCCCGCACTGAACGACTGCCACGTGCCCACCTGGGAAGACGTGAGCGTCGTCGTCCCGGACAGGCCGCCGTTGACGTACACGGCGAGGGAGGACGAGGTGAACTCCAGGGCCACCTGCTGGGTGTACTGGGACACGGAGAAGACGACCTGGAACGTGGACCCGTCTGCGAACGTGATCAGCAGCCCCGCGTTGCCGGTCTCGTCGAGCACCTGCACCAGCAGCTGGGGGTGGCTCGTCTGGTACATCGACGCCGGGCCGTACGCCTGGAACACGGTCGGCTGCAGGTCCGCCGAGGCTACCTCGTCGGTGATGGTGAGCCAGAACTCGACTGTCACCCCGTTGCCGGTCACCGGGTCAGGCATGGCCGGGTCGGTGTAGATCAGCCCCGGCCCCGACGCGGAGACGGTGGGGGCGGAGGAGATGGATGTGGTGCCGAACCCGGTCTGCGAGTCGCCCAGCAGGTTGCTCGTGCCCCCGGTGGCCATGGGCGCGGCGGTGCCGTCCACGTACACGCCGGCGCGCTGGTTGACCCGGGAGATGTTCGCGGCCAGCAGCCCCTGGCATTCCGACGCGGCGTAGGTGACGTTGAGGCCGTTCTGCAGGGACGTGTACTGCTCGGCGCCGGTCAGCAGCACGTACGGCGCGTCGAGCAGCATGTCCCCGGGCAGGGCCTCGGTCATGGTGGCGGCGTTGAGGACTGAGTAGGCGTCGGTGGCGACGACGTGGGAGATGCCCCACTGCGGCAGGTCCGGCCACGCCTGCGGCCAGCGTTCCACGTAGCCCATGCCGATGTGGTACCAGCGCCCGCCCCACCACGCGGCGACGTGCAGGGGGGTGCCCAGGACCACGTCTGGGTAGAACGGCGAGTCAGCATTCCCGGGGGTGAACACCGAGCTGAGGTTGTTGACCGCGATGGTCATCTCGCCGGCCTCGGGGGAAGCGAGCTCGTACTGCCGTCCCGCGCTGGCGGAGATGAACGCCGACCCGGCCGGGGCGATCACATAGTCGGTGATGTCCGTCCACGTGGGCGGGGTCTGGGACGGGTCGCCGGGGTCGAACCCGAACCCGGCCTGCACGGCCAGCACGGGGAAGTTCTCGTTCAGCTGCTCTGGCGGCTCCGGGTCAGCGACGAGCGCGAACGTCACCCCGGCCAGCGGCGCCGCAGCCCCCGAGATGCCGTAGGTGGCGGAGACGGCGGAGCCCTGGGAGACGTCCTGGGACCAGTACGGGAAGATCGCCACCGAGTTCGGTGACCCGGACCCGGATGTCACCGTGTCCAGCGCCGTCCACGAGCCCCCCGGCCCGCTGTTCACCGTGGAGGTCGCGTTCCCGGCGGCGAGCATCGTGAAGGCGTAGTCGAACGCGGTGGACGTGCCCGCGTTCACCGTCAGGGACGTGGCTGCGGCGGCCGAGTTGGGGGAGGTGAGGTCGATGTCCACCAGGGATGGGCCGGAGGCGATCTCCACGATCAGGTAGGCCAGCGACGAGGCGAACGTGGTGAGGGAGCAGGAGATCCACTCCACCGGCATCGCGTTGCAGCACACCCACACGCTCGCCCGGGCCCCGGTGATCCCCGACGACGACGTCCCGGCATGGACCCAGTAGTTCCCCGCGCTGTCGCACACGTACACCGCAGGCATCAGCGCTGAGGTGGCGCCGGTGGCGTTCAGGTCCCACCCGGCGAAGCAGATCAGCGTCGAGCCCGCGGTGGTGGTCAGGTTGGTCGTGGACCACCCGTAGTCATACGTCGTGTTCCCCGGGACCTGCTGGAGGATCTGCGGCAGGCTGGAGGTGCCCTTCATGGACACTTCGCCGCTGCCGCCCAGCGACAGGGACCCGGTAACCGCCTTCGTCCCCGCCGCCGGCTTGACCTCACCGGACCCCGCGACCGCCCCCGGGCCGCCATTCAGGCTCTTGAGCGTGACCACGGCCGCGGCCCACGGCCCGCCGGGGCTCTGTGTGCCCGTGTAGGAGAACGTGCCCGTGGAGGACGTGATCTGGTACCCGGCGGCCCCGTAGATGTTGGAGCCCTCGGCGATGGTCAGGTTCGTGTACCCGCTGCCGTAGGCCGACATGGCCGCGTAACTGGACAGGACGCCGATGACCGCTTCCACGGCCTGCGTGGTCGTCGCGGTCGTGCCCGAGCTGAGCGCGGTCCCGGTGGTGGCGTTCCCGGTGGACGTCCTGTCCACCGGGGAGGCGGAGGTAACGCCGGACAGTTCGTAGATGATCAGCCCGGTGCCGTTGCCGGAGGTGAAGACCCCGTTGGTCACCGTCGCCGCGATGGCGGTCTGCCCGCCCGCGCAGCTGGGGTCCACCCAGATGCCGGCGTAGGTGGTGACGGAGTCCGCGAACCCGGACTGGGTGGCGGCGGCCTGCGCGAAGTTCCCCGCCGACCCGCCGAGGGTGACCCCGGTCGTGGTGATCGTGACGTTGGACGTGTTGTCGGCGGTGATGGCGACGACGACACAGTTCCCCGCCGTGGTCGCGGAACTGAACGATCCCGACGAGGCGTCCAGGATGACCTTGGACTGGACGACGGAGATGGCCACCGCTCACCCCTCCGGGCAGGTCAGCAGGCGGTCAGCGGCGATGGGGGAGCGGGCTAGCTGATGCCGGAGCCGACCTTCTGGCCGGGGATCAGCAGGCCCGTGCGGCTCCCCGCATTGCGTGTGCCGTACACGGAACTGTGCTGCTTGACGGAAGCGAAGATCTCCTTGCCGTCCAGGTAGACATGCATCGCCTGCGGGGCACCCGACACACCGCCCCCCAGGTTGATGCCGCCCGGCTGGGAACGCGCCCCCCCGCCGTGCTCGGCGGCCCGGTTCAGCCAGTTCACCGCCGGCGCCCCGCCGAGCATCTGCACCGCGTACGGGTTCAGGATCCCCTCACCCGCCGACAGCAGGGCCATGATCCGGTCCACGCCCGGCTCGAACCCGGGGATCACACCGCCGCCCGCATAGCCGGGGAGAACGCCCATGGGGGAGACCATGCCGCCGTGGGCGCTCTTGGTGCCGGTGGCGACAGTGTGCAGGAACTCGGTCGATTCGATCTGGATGTTGACCGTTTTGCCATGCAGGTTGTTGATAGCCGTCTGCAGAGCCTGCACGGCGGTCATCTCCCCGTGGATCTGGCCGACGGTAGTTGAAGCGGCGTCCCCGAAGTTCTTTGTCGCGTCGGCACCCTGCTTCGCGGCCTGGGCGGCCTCGTTGTAGGCAGTCTGCATCTGGTGCAGCGCGCTGATCGTCGCCTGGTTGTGCGGGCCCAGGGTCGTCAGGTCCTGCGCGTACGCCTCGATCTTCTCGTTCAGGCCAGTCTGCTTGATGATGTTCGCCGAGATCGCGGAGTCCACCTGGCTGTTCAGCACGGCGCCCAGGTTCTGGGCAACCTTCGACATGTTGGACATCTTCTGGGTGGTGCTGTCAATAATGCTCTGCAGTTGCTTGCTTGCGCCCGTCGTGTTGCCCAGTGCGGCTTCGGCACCCTTCAGGTTGTCGGGGAGATTTATCCCCGCCTGCTGGGCAAGGGCGTTCACCTCGGCTATCGCGGTCTTGTTGCCCTGGGTCAGCGGCAGCAACTCGGCCACCATGTCCTTGATCGCGGACACGAACTGGTTCTTGCCCAGTTGCCCCTCAGATCCGGCCTGCCGGAACCAGTCAGCCAGGTTCTCCGCCGTGGACCCGAGCGCCTGGTCGAACTGCTGCCACGACTGCTGGGTCGTGGCCGAGTCGCCTTTCAGCGAGTACGCCATCCCCCCGGCGGCGTTCTTGATCGAGCTGATTGACCCGGTCAGGGACGCACTGGACGCGGCGGCGTCGCTCTTCATGTTCCCCAGCGCGGTCTGGAACTCGGCGAGGTCGTTCGTGCCGCCCGTAACGCCCTGCATGAACGCATCCAACGCCTGGTTGAGGCTCTGGACCTTCGTCTGCGCCTCCTGGGCCGCGATGTCCACCGCTCTCAGATCGTTCCCGATGGCACCGCTACCGGCCCCCATCGCCTGCATGCCCTTCATGAAGTCCGTGATCTGCTGCCCAGAGTTGGTCATGTCCTGGCCGAACTTCACTGTGCTGTTGGCCAGCTTGATGTTCGCGCCGTCGGCTATGGCCAGGGCCTGCGGGTAGGACACCCCGAACTGCTTCTCGATCTGCCCGGTATTCTGCGCGAACCGCTGAGCGTCCTGGCTCTGCTGAGTCAGGCCAGCGCCGTACGTGCCGAGTGCCGTCTTCGCGTTGTTGAGTTCCTGGCCGACGACGTGGATCGAGGACGCGAACCTGCCACCGACGGCATTGGCGGCATCCATGTGGTCCTGGGCCTGGGCGGTCGAGGAACTGAACGACCGTATCTGCTGGTTGGTCGCCGTGATCTTTTGCTGCAGTTGCCCCATGTTCGAGGCCATCACCCCGGGGGCCTGGAAGTTGGAGACTTTCGACAGGGTGTCCTGCAGAGACTGCGTGAACTCCTGCGCTGCGGTCTTGGCCGTGGCCAGTTTGGCAATCAGGAACCCGACCCCGGCCACAGCCAGGGTGATGAATGCCGCCTGCAGGGGGGAGACACTGTCGGCGGCTGCCGCGATGTCCTCGCCTGCCTTGGACATCCCGCTGCCGATTGAGGAGGCCGCATTGCCGGCCACGTTGGCGACGGTGCCGAGTGCCGACCGGAACCTGCCCGCGTCCTCGCCGGCCGCTGCGGCAGCCTTCCCGCTCTCAGCCGTCTTCTCGGTGAAGGAGCCGAGACTGCCTACGGCGTTCCCGGCACCCTGGGCCAGGGCCTTGATGTTGGCACCGAACTTGGCGATGAACCCACCGTCCGCTGCCGCCGCCTGGGCGTAGGCGCTCACCCCGAAGATCTTGGTCATCATCGTGGTGAGCAGGCCGCCCCACCGGTAGAACTCCTCCGCCGCCATGGCCCACATGCCCATGGTCTGCACCCACGGGACGCTCGTAATCTTGACGGCCGCCTCGCTGATGTCAGCCAGCCCGTGCAGCAGCACCTCCGCCAGGCCCGGCATCGAGTGGGCGATGTTCAGGATGATGTGGCCGAGGTTCCCGAACACCTCACCCAGGCCCTGGATGTCCCCCGTCGCGCCGGAGATCAGGTCAGTCAGTTCCGACCCGAACGCGCCCTTCATGTCCAGGACGACCTTGGCGGAGAACGCGTCGATCTGGCTTGAGACGGTCTCACCCATCTGGGCGAAGTTCTCCAGGTGCGTCTGCGCGACTTCGAGGTAGGCGCCGAGCAGTTCGTAAACCTGCCCGTTGATCTTGTTCTGCGCGGTCTGGATCGCATCCCCGATGCCCAGGATCTGCCCGGCCGTCTTGCCGAACATCGGGCTCGTGGCTTCCTGGATCGTGTAAAGCGCCTGCAGGTGGTCATACATGTACGTGAAGCCCTGCGCTGCATCCAGGGCGTAGGACCCCAGCGCGATCATCGCCGGGACCGCGACGGCCAGGAACTCAGCCGACCCGGCGACCACCCAGTGCACGACGTTCTTCCACGTGGACCACCAGGAGGCGACCGGGCCCTTTGAGTTGTTCGCGGCCTGCCCGACAGCTTCCAGGCCACGCGCTGCCCCACCGGCCCCGCCGTCCACGTCCCGCAGCGAGCTGGCCACATCCTTCACGCTGCGGGCCGCGGCGGCGTAGTCCTCTTCGTGGTGAATCTCTGGGAGAGTATTTGCTGCTACGTAGTCCTCTTCGTGGTGCAGTTCCTGAAGTGCCCCGGTGAGGTCCCGTGCGCCCCGGGCCGCATCTGCGGCCTCATCTATCACGCGCGCAAGTGCCTCGGCCAGGGCTCGATCCTGGTCCGCCCCACCCTCGCCCAGCACATCTACATGGATGTCCTCCTCTTTGGGCAGGCTGTCCAGCCTTGCCCGCAGCACCTCCACTCCTGCGATGTCCGAGGCGATCCCCGTGACGTTGACATCTGTCTCGTGCGTCACCGGAAGGTCGTCAATGACGTCCTTCAGTTCGGTGGCCTCGGCGATGTCCTCCGGGATGCCTTCCAGGTTGATGCTGATCGTCTTGCCATCGAGTTTGTCCAGCGCGGCCTGGAGTTCCCCCACCTTGGCGATGGTGACGTCCATCTTGGCGTCGAAGTCCCGGAGGGCCTGGATGGCCGCCTCGACACCGTCAACGAAGGGCCTGGTGTTGGCCTCGAACGTCTGCTCAACTGCCGGCAGGCCAGGCACGGCTCACCCCCACACGTTCGCCGTGAAAGACCTCATTGCCGCCAGGGTGAGCGAGCCATTCGCGATCGTGTCCCGTGCCGCGGGTGCCATGTAAGGCCGTGCCTCCAGGTGGACGCGCCTGACGAAGGTCGCGCCCCCGTCGTTCACCCAGTGCAGGTACTTCCCGCGCCGTGGGGCTATGTCCCCGCCATACTCAAGGATGCAGGCGTAGATCGTGTGCGGGCTGACCACGGCACTGCCGTACGTGCCGCCACCGGGTCCTTGCCGGCAGGTGATGGACCGGCTCAGGTTCCCCGTCATGTCCCCCGGGGGTGCCCCACGTGGTGATGGCGTCCGTGTTCCCGGAGGGTGGGCGTAGCGGCGCAGGGTGACGTTCTTCAGGTAGTCCTGGTACGTCTCGCCCATCGCCATAGCTGCATCCGGCGCGGCCATGGCAGCCCGGTCACGGATCCCTTCCAGGATGTCTATGGCGGCACCGACGGCGGACATGACCACCTCCGGGCTTACTCCGTGACGATCACTGCGTGCTCAAACGGGTCACCCGGGTCCACGATCACGACGGCCGGCTCCGGTTCCAGGTCCCCGCCGTCGGTGAGATGCCAGACAGCCTTGCCGTGCCGCAGCGCGTAGGCGATCTCCGTGACCGTGCCCCGGCCAAGGAAGCCGTCCTCGTCCGCGAAGCAGACAAGGTCCGTGCAGGACACCACGTGCTCACGGAAGGTCGCGCTGAACGTCCGCCCATCCGGGTACAGGGGGCCGTCTGGGGGGCAGATCAGTTCCGCGCCCGGGAACAGTTCCGTGATGCGCTCACGGTTCCGCTCGTAGCGGTCCGTGTAGTACGTCACCATCGGTGCCGCGACGTAGACGACCTTGCTGCTGGCCGTCATGCCCCTCCCAGTCCTGCGGCAGGCGCGGCGGCAGTTTCACCCCGGGGCGGCGCATCCACCACTGGGCAAGCTGGCGCAAGATGGCGCTCCGGTCACTCCCCGCCGCTTCCGTCATGCGGCCGAGATCAGCCCAGTCCTGGCCGGAGAACCTGACGGGCTTCGCTTCGTTCGGCACGCGCCCAGCATCTCAGATGTATATACGGAACACAAGCCGGAAGCGCTTGCGGCGTATATACACGCCTGCTAGGTTACCTGCATGGACAGAATACCAGTGGGAGTCGAGAACACCGGCCGCAACGTGTGGGCCATCAGCAAGCAGGCCGGCGTCCCCGAGGACGACGCCCTCACCATCTTCACCCTGCTGAGCGGCCCCGGCATCCCTGGCGTCGTCGCGCCGCAGGCACAGAGGCCGTGAGCGAGATGACCGGGACGGAGATTCAGGAACTGGCCGCGGCGGGCGACGTCCGCACTGGGTGCGACGACTGGGCCGAACTCCAGTTGTACGTCGCAGCCCTTCGCGCCATTCGCGCCGATCTCACCGACGACCCCCAGCGGCCCGGGTTCATGCCTGGCTACGTCCAGGCATGCGACGACATCGCCGCATGGATGAACGCCCGCGGCTAGATCCTCTTGTCCCGTTTCATCTCCGCGACCCGGTGCTTAGCGGCAGCGACGACGTGATACCACTCCACATACTCCAGGGGAATCTGCCCGACCTGGTCTGGTGTCCACCCGTAGGAGTCCGCGAACCACTCCAGGACCAGCATCTCGGTGGGCATGGCCTCGGGCAGGTGCCCTTGCCGGCCTTTGCTGGCTAGGACGGTGACGAGCTGCTGGACGGGGTCGTGCCGCCCGCCTTCCGGTTTGGGCGGTTGCGGCTCACCTTCTGGTACAGCGGCTGCACCGCGTCCTCAAGGGCGTCGTAGTCGTCCAGGTTAGTGAAGACGGTGCCGAGCACCGCGGAGCCGCCGATGTTCTGCGACGGGACGGGGATGCCCTCGAACGACCACGCGGTGATGACGGAGGTCAGGAAGTTCCGCATCTGCTGGTCACCGAAACTGGCCGGGATGTACTGGACCCCGTCCCGGCTCTGAATCTCAAGGCCCTCCGAGGTGGCCCACCTGTCCGCCAGGGTGAGCTGTTCTCTCACTTCGACCCAGGCTCCGGAGGGGAGTTCAACTCGCACAGGCATGGCCTTTCTGCGCCCTGGTGGCGCTGACGGTGAAATGTCGGGAGGTCCCGGTAGGGTCGGGTAGCACGCAAGTGCCCCGGCGGTGCTGTAACACCCCGGGGCGTGGCCGATCTTGACCCTTGAGCAGGAGACCGACATGAATGACGATAACTCAGCCGACCCACAATGCCGCGTCTGCGGCGGCCCGGTTCGGTGGGACAACCGGCTCCAGATTTGCCGGCGCACCGACGCCTGCATCCGGGAGCGCACCCGGCTGCGGAACGAGGCGAGCGCCCGCGCCGAGGCCGGCGCGATACCCGAGCGCCCGTTCCCCAGGTGCAAGCGCCCAGGATGTCCCAAGAAGCGTGGCGCGCACGGTTACTGCTACATGCACTGGATCCGCGTGCAGAAGTACGGGGACCCGGGCCCGGTCGGCAGGATTAAAGGTGAGCGCGTCCTGCATGCGGGGGATGTCTTCAACTCCTGGACGGTGCTGGAGGAGTATGTGCCGCCCACGACGCGCATCCTTTGCCGGTGCGTATGCGGTACGGAACGTCCCGTCTCAGTGGACACTCTCACGAAGGGGGGTAGCCGCTCTTGCGGATGCCAGAGCAACGGGAAGCATCCGCTGAGGCGCAGTGCGGACAACCCCTATCTGCCAGCCGGTGCTACCTTCGCGCGCCTCACCCTGCTGGAGGTCGCCATACGGTCAACAGACATGGTCCCGTGCCGGTGCGAGTGCGGCAATGAGGTACGGCGCACTGCCGTCACGCTCAAGAACGGCAACACGAAGTCCTGCGGCTGCTACCGGAAGAAGCACGGCCTGAGTGGGCACCCGCTCTACCACCTCTGGACAGGAATCGTCCAGCGCACGACCAACCCTGATTGCAAGTCCTACCCCGACTATGGAGGCCGCGGAGTTGGCCTGTGCGAGCGCTGGCAGGGGTTGCCGGATGGCTTCCTGAACTTCGCCGCTGACGTCGGCGAGCGCCCACCAGGGACGACCCTGGACAGGAAAGACAACGATCGCGGCTACGAGCCCGGCAACGTCCAATGGGCTACACCCAAGCAGCAGAGCAATAACAAGCGGTCTGTCGCCGCCCTGACCCGTGAGCGGGACGCGCTGCAGGCGCGGCTTGACGAGGTCATGAAGACGCTGGCGGCCCGGCCGCAGCGCACCCGGCCGGCCGTGCAGGAGGCCACGCTGTTCTGACGCCCTGCACGGCCAGCCGGCAAGTCCTACCGGACTAATAGGTCGGGACGTTGTCGATCAAGGTGACCGTGCCCGGGCCCAGGCCGGCGGACCCGCCGACGTCCGTGGAGTTCGCGGTCGCTTCCCACTCGTTGTCGTAGCCGATCAGCACGGCATTCCGGGTGGGCTTGCTCTTGACGTCCACTGCCCGGGTCAGGTTGATCGTCAGGCTCAGTTCGCTGGTGCCCGTGAGTCCGTTGGTGATCTGGAACTGAAGGGCCAGCGGCGTGCCGTTGAGGAGGTAATTGAGGGCACTTTCGTCCTGGGCGACGGTGAAGTTTGTCCCACATGTGATCCCCAAGCCACCTCTTGCGATGATATAGGGGTTTTGTCCGTTTTGCGCAGTCCAGTAGATCTGCAGCATGCGCTTGATGCTGACCGTCCACTCGCCAACGTTGTAGAGCTGCGTGCCGCCGACGCTCACGGTGGACCGCCAGTTGGCCACCGGCACCACAAACGACGTGGTGTTCGTGGGAGTGGAGTTGGCAGGCTGGGACAGCCACGAGTTCCCGCTGACCTTCTGCATCAGCAGTTGCTCGGCGTTGCCGGTGAAGTCCAGTTGCGAGACGCAGGCCGAGGGGTAGGCGCGAGCCCCCACGGTGGGGGTCAGGCTCGTGTAGTCGGTCAAGGTATGGGTAACGGGCTGGCCGTCCCCGGAGTTCAGGATGGCCCACTTGTGGGTGTAAGGCCCACTGACCACCGACACGCTCGCGCCGGACGAGTGGGAGAACCGCAGCGGGTTGGACGCGAAGGTGATCGTGCCGCCGCTTGCCGCGGCGGACAGCACGACGACCTCGGCCACGGACCCGGAGTCGATCTGCACGCTGGACGCCGACGAGTACCCCGAGCCCGACGCCAGCACGACCTGGGTGGAGGTGATCGTGCCACCGGAGTACAGCGTGGTCGTGCTCGAGGCGGACGATCCGGTGGTGGACAGGTCCCCGAAGATGTTGTCCAGCCAGTACCCGGTGGTGTCCAGGAACGCCGGGCCGCCGAAACTGAAGGTGGCGTCCTCAACGCCGAGCACGTCGTTGTAGAGCTGGGCCATCACGCCGCGGATGGCCTCATCGGGCAAGAACTTGGGGGTGTCTTCGGGCTGGTAGGAGTTCTTGTCCAGCGCGATCGTTGCCGTTGGCAGGACGGGCTGGCCGGTCAGGCCGGCGGACATGAGTCCTTCACGGCCGATCCCGAGCCATGACTTGGATGCCGGGGCGACGGTGCTCGGAGTGGTGCCGGCCATCAGATGTCACCACCCTCGGCGTCCTCGTCGCTGCTGGTGCTCACCGCTGCGGGAGGCGGTGGCGGCGGGGAGAAGATGACCGGCGGCAGCCCGGGCGGGGCTGCCCATCTCCCGTCAGGTGGGGGGACGGGCAGGCCCTCCTCGACGGCCCGGATGCCGTAGGAGCCGCCCGGGTCGGCGATGAGCATGGTCCCGGTTGAAGTGTCCGCGTATGCGGGGTAACCCAGCTGGCTTGTGCCGAGGTAGTTGAACGAGTCCGCCACACGGTCCTTCCGTGGAGATGGGTTGGGTTGAGCGTTGAGAAACGTTAGGGGTCTGCCACGGCAGGAACTAGAGTTCACCCTAGTTCTTGCCATACGGGCCACCCGGGACGGTCCCGCGACCTGCGCCGGCTAAACGGAGGATGGCCCCCGCGAAGGGCACCCCTAGTTCATGCCCGCACGTACCCCCGGGT